ACGTGCAATGTTATTAATAACAGAAACAACTGTGTTTCCACAAAACGCAATACGTTCGTTTGGTTTGCCTTTAATATTACGTTCGAAGATTGTTTGTAAAAATGAATCAATATCTTCGTGCGTAGTATTGGTAGATTGAGCTTGCACATTTGTGGTAATTTGATTGGTGATACCATCCATAGTACGGAATGGTTTGTTATTTAAAACACCAATTGTTTGTTTACCCCAAATAAGTGCGCGTTCAATATCTTCACCATGAAAAACACCAGCATCACGTTTGTTTTTTGCAACTACATCGCCAGTGTGATATTCAACAGCTTTGGCAGTTCCAGTTGCATCCCATGCATTACGGAAAATTTGCATGTAGTTAAAACGCGGATAACCAAGATTTGCAATTGAAGTTGGTTTTGAAGAACCTTCTTCGTGAGCAGTTGTAATTCGCTGAATTGGAACAGGTGTTGAAGAACCATCAATTGAAGTAATGGTAGAACCTGCAAAACCACGAGTTACAGTTGCTGAATTACCAGTAATTGAATCAACAAAAACATATTCACCAGTTGAATGAATCAACATAATAGTGCCAGCAACAACTTGTGTGCCATCAGACAAAGTTAAAGTTGTACCAGTGCCAGCATTATTAGTTACAGTTAAATAACCTGATAAATGGTTTTCTTCAAACCATGTAATAACAACAGATTTTTCATCTTCTGATTGCATACCAGAAGAAAGCGCCAAAAGTGGAGAAGAACCAGTTGGATAAAGTTGAAGCATAGCAGAAGCAAAACTACCCTTAACTGTTCCTGCAACATTTTGGTCAGATGCAAAAACGCCTTTTACAGCCATAGTCGTATACCTCGTAGTTAATTGTTAGAAAAAAGAATTTAAGTTTATACCAAAATGTATTTCTATGCGCTTAACAAATCCAACCATTCATCATGCTCTGAACGATTATCATTGCTGTTATTGTTATCGAAATTTTGTTGTTGTGAAAAATTGCTTCCATTTTGATTTGATGGAGGCATATTGTTTTGATTAATCTTTGCAGCTGTCGATTTAAAGAAATCAGCTGTTGCTTTGATAGAAGTAGGTAAATCTTTTCCACCTTTCAAAAACTGATTTAATACAGCTTTAGCAACTGGAGCAATATTTGGATCAACTGTGAAAGGAAGTCTTGAATTCATTTCACGAACAGCCATATCTGCATCCATTGTTGCTTTTGATTCATTTAATGCTTCTTGTTTTGCTTCAGCAATTTTCGCATCCATGATTTTATTCATTTGCGTTAATGCTGATTTGTATGCGTTTGCTGCAGTAGTTTCAAAAGCTTTGTTTAAAGTTTCAGTATTGCCAGTTTGTAAATCTTGCTGAATTTGTGCAAAATCAACACCATCAGTTAATTTCAAACTTGCAATATGTTTTTGTAAAGCTTCTTGTGGATCAACTTGCTGCGTTTGTTGCTGTGAAAATTGTTGTTGTTGCTGATTTTGTTGGGCATTATTGGAATCTTGACTTGCAGTATCCCATATATTTTCTTGTTTGTCAATGTTAGTTTTGTTGTTATCTTTGTTAGTATTTGTTGAATCATTTGTTTGTTCTGGAGTATCTCCATTATTAACAACAGAACTACCACCAAGAAATTTAGCTAAAAATCCACCATTCATAATTTTGTCCTCATCAAGGTTTGATTAGATTAGTAATAAACTTTCATAAAATGAAATTTGTTCGTTTAAATATCTGCGTTTTTCGTGCAGTGATTCATTGCGCCGTCGGTATTCTAAATCAGATTCATGTTCTAGTGCCCAAAAATTTAATATCTGTTGGTCTAAATCCTCCTTTTCTTTTTTTAATACTTTCATAAAAATTGGGTTGGCTGCAACTTGCTGTAATAAAACTTTTTCAGATTCCGTTAAAGAACTAAGTGCGCGCATTGTTTTTATTCCTCGTTAAAAAAATAAAATTATGACAAGGGGCCCTGGCCTTTTCGTGTTTACGGCTCTTTGCCGGTCACGGGAGTTTCGTTACGCTCGTTCCTCGCTCCACTTCACGAACCCGAGCCCTCGGCAAAGTAGCCTAACACGAGGCCTCCCTAGTCAAATTTTTTTTATTTTAACTTGCCGTTTGTTGTGGATTTTTGTTTGTCCATTTCATTACTAATCCTTTCACACCATCAATTGCTGCTGGTCCGCCAAAATAAAATAGAAGAACAACACCAACTAGAGAATTATTGCTGGATGCATGTTCGGCAAACATTTTGCTGGCTTCAATATACTTTGTTGGATCGTCTACAAAAATGCCGATTGCGCCAAACAGAACTGACATTAAATGCTCAAACACCCAAATCCCAGTTACCATAAATGCAATAACCCGGCGAGCAACTCTTGAGCCAGAAGTAGATTCAAGCCATTTCATATAAACTGCGAAACCTTCTGTTCTGGCTTTTGCACCATCTTCGGCTTTTTCTTCTGCAGTATAAAAAAGTTTATCGACTCCATTTGTGATACCATCGAGCATTTTTTCACTTGCTTTTGCCGTGCCAAACATGTTTCCAAAAAATTCAGTAATAGCTGAGAGCATTTTTATTTCCTCTTGTAATGGATTAATAAATTACTGCTGTGTTGTTCCTTGGTTTTGTTGAGCTTGAATAAATTGCTGATAAACTTGGAAAGCCAAATCTCTTTCTTGTGGCGGCAGTTTATCCATTTCAGATTTAAATCTAAACTGGGAAAAATCTGTTTTGTCGCCAATGAAAGAAGTCCAATAGTTGATTATTCCAACAACATCAATTTGCTGGCTGGCTTGTTGAGATTGGATTATTGAATTTAAAACATCTTGAATTGCCATTGACATAGAAAGTCTATCCAATCCGCGCAAACCTTCTGAAATTGCAAATTCAATTTTTGTTTCACGAAACTCTGCTGGATTAATAGGAATTAATTCACCTTCTGGAGATATGATTTCAACGGATTCTTGATATTGCAGAATGTTGAATAATTGGATTTGCCGCACGTGGGATAAAGCTTGAATATCAATTATTCTTGCGATTTTCAAGTTTCTTCTGTTTGCGCCTTGCACGGTTGCGGCAGATTGATACTGTGTCGCTCTTTCCAATCCAGCAACTTGTTTTAAAATATCAGTTGGCAAAATCTTTTGCATTATTTCTGTGATTGTGCCTATATCTCTGATAGTATTTTCTGTTTTTGGTGCATCATAAACTTGGAAAATTGCTTTTCGAATATCAACATCTGGTGCTGCATTCACTGGGATTTTCGAAGCTACAGGATCGAAATCATCTCCTAGATCAAGAACATTTTTATTGAAAAATGTCACTCCATAAAGGGATTTTCTGTTTGATTTTTGATGTACATTCATTTGCGCAGATGCAAATAATTGGAAAGGATTTAATAATTGCCCGTAGGATTTTGTTGCTTCTTTAAAACCATCTTCCCATGGCATTGAAACGCCAATTGGCAAAAGCGCATGAGCATTATTCATAACTTCTAAACGAACAATTCTTTCATTATTTAACATAGTGACACGGCAAACTTGCAATTTGTCCTCTTGCGCCAAATCATATTCTTTTGTATTTAACCAGATGTAAAAACGCACAAATTCCAATGCTTGGTCTGAGGTTCTTTCTGGATTATCGCCACCAAGTAACTGTAAAAAATTAGAAGAAACTGTATTTGATGTGCTTGTATCAATAGTAGGTTTGTCCGTATACCAGCTAATTGAATACGCTCCATTTTTGATAATATCTTCAGCATTAAAAATTTCTTCATTTGCTAACATTTTTCTGGCTTTGAAAGCTGTTTTCACAGCAGCTTCTGCAAAAAATTCACCTTCACTGGCTAAATCAATTGGACTAACAGAAATATCATAATAAGTGTTGTAGGGGTCTAAAGAATGTAATTCATTTCCTTGATAAACAACTGTTTCTTTTATATCAGGTGTATCAGTTATTGCGTTTGTAATTTGATTGCCTTTTACGATTTTCCAACTTGGACTCAACCCGCCCCAGTTGTATTTCATGGTATTGAATAAAAATAAATTCAAAGCACGCAAATGTTTGAATCTATCTGCATGTTCATTCATTAATGCGGCAAATCCATCTGCAACTTTCTTTTTAGCTTCCGGAGCGATTGCGCCATATAAACCAGAATCAGTTGATAAAACTTCTATTAGATAAGTTACAGCTTCATCTAACTGTGTTAATGTTAATGGCAAAATTGTATCAACAGGTTTTACCCCATAACCTTTTTCATTATCTTCTCTGCGTTTTTCATCATCTTCATCTAAAACCAGATAACCATAAACAGCTTGGTCAATCTTTTTGAATTTCGCAACTTGCTGATCATGTAAATCTTTGGAGAATTCCAAGCGCTCTTTCAAATGTTTCAGCAATTTTGTATGGGCAGCTTCAGTTAAATATAAATCTTTCCCTACTTGAAATCTTTTACCTTTTGCCACTTTATTTTTGTTGGTTCCCATGTTCAAAGCCATTTTTGCATTCTCCAGTTAGTCAGAACAAAGTTTATATGATCCTGTAATAGCGGTTTGACCTACAGAACCGTCATATTCTTGCATTATTAAAAACATAAAATTTTGAAGCATTTGTGGCGCATATGCATAAGCATCAATATGGTCATCCTGATTTATTTTTCTATCAGGTCTGTATGTTAATAATTCTTGTGTTAAAACAAAATCGCCATAGTTAATTGCGTATTCTTTTGCTTTTACCATGGAAGCCCATGAAATGATTCTTTGCGCTTTTCTGCCAATAGCATGAAGCTGGACAAACGCAATTCCACGTTGCCCAGCCGCAGTAGATTCATTAAACTCAATTCCATTTCGCAAACATTCATGTTGAAATACATATTTTAATGATGCTTGATAGGCAACTGATTCAATTCCGACTGTGCGAATTTTCCACTTTTTACATAATCGGATGACTTCCCAAAATAAATTAATTGGGTCAATTCCGGTGAATCCGGAATAATCAATTGCCTGCCATTGGCCGTTAATACCGCCATCTTCAACCCATCCATGTACTGCCACGACAGTCTTATGAGCCCATGTTTCTTCTGAAATTGCAAGATCGACTGTAATAAATCCGTATTTGATATCATCTTCTTGTCTGTGTGGTGCATAACAAATTTCCTCAGGTAAAATTACTCCACGACCCCCAGCTGTGGGCATATTCATCATTTCGGCAAACCAAACATCTGCCATTCCATTTTCTAAATATTCATTATAATCTTCAATTAATTTTTCAATTGGCCAAGCATCTGGCCATAACGGTTTTCCATCTGCCAGCAAACAGCCATAAACTCGAGAATGCCAAAATCGCGATTGGCAATTTTCCGCAATTAGAGATTGTGTTTCTGTTAAGTTTCCAATTTGCACCATTTTATTTTTAAATTTATCTAGTGCTTTTCTAAATGGGCCATAAAACCAGCGTTTTGCTTGTTTGAATGAAGTTTCGGTAACTTCATTTTGTGTTGCATCAATATCATCTAAGATTGCTAATTGAGGTCTTTGGTTGTCAATGTTGATACCACGAACTTGCTGGCCCATACCGAAGGCGCGGAGAATGCAAAGTTTATCTCCGAGCCAGAATTTATAAATGCCTTT